CGTGATGATTTCTTGAGCCATTACTTCACTCCATAGATACGAACACTGCCAGCATCAAATGTTCCAGTATTGGCAGTGATTGAAACTGACGTGCTGGCATTTGTAAACCCGGTCAGGGCTGCTTCAAACACGCCAGCAGAACCAGTGTTCTCACTTGTCGATAGAGATCCAATTCCGTTTTGCAAGTCAATGTTGCAATGCCCACTAAGAGTATTCCCGCTACCACTAAGAACATCGGAAGACGGTCCACTTACGCCTCCGACCCTAAAGTATGTAGTGGTTGACATTGAAACTCCGTTGAATGTCATTAAGAGGAACTTGTATGCAGTCAGCACTAGCCCTGAAAGGGTCTGAGTAGAGCCACTGGTGGTCGTCAGGGTTCCTAGCAAGACAGTATTCTCAGGTGATAATGCAGCAATAGCCTGAGACACCCTCTCCGGCGTCATCAGCTTGTCAGTTGCGATCCCGGATTCCGCTTCGGCCTGAGATGCAATGCCAGAAATCCCGTCCAGCACGTTCAATTCCGCTGCCGTCGCAGTCACGCCGTCCAGAATATTCAACTCCGCTGCCGTCGACGTGACCGTCGTCCCCGCAATCGAGAGCGCGTCGACATCAACAACGCCGGTCGAGCGTATCCGCATAACCTCAACCGCCGCCGCGCCGCCTGCCATGACCTTGAACGAGAGGTCGAAGTCCTCGCTGGTCGACGTCACGTCGGTCGTGATCGCGTCAATCCGCGCCCCAATCTCGAAATTGTTCGCCGCCGTCTCGGTCGCAAAAAGCAGCCCAGACCCGATCCCTGCGGCCGGTGTCCCGCTGCTGCGCGCCTCGATCTGCGCGACATCGATCACCGTGTTCGTCGCGGACGTCTCGACCAGAGATCGGACGACGCCGGTCCCTTTTGAGGACATGGTAATCCCGATGTTCGTGTCGCCTCCTGCGGCCGAGAGCGTCGGCGCGCCCGTCGTGGCGGCGTTGGTGATGTTGATCTGATTCACCGCGCTCGCGGTCGTCGTGAACGAGACCAACTCGTTATTGTTGCTGTCCGCAATCACCGGAGAGGCGATGTTGAACTGTGCCCCGGTCGAGCGGATCGTAAAGATGTCGGAGCTCGCGATCAGATGCCGGATCTGCCCGCTGGTCGTGGAGGTGATGTAGCTCGTCTCTGCCGGATCAACCGCGACGCGCGTGACGTTATTCGTCGCGTCAAGGATCCCTAACGTGATCCATTGCGCGCCGTCATACATCTTGAGCTCGTAATTCGCCGACGTCGTGTCGGCCCAGAGCATCCCCGCCACCAGATAGCTCGGCGCGGTCGCTCCGGAGTGCGTCGAGTGCAGCGCCGAGCGCCACGAGTTAAGATCTGAGGCGAGAGCCGTCCCGCTCTTGGTGTTCGGGTCGATCGTGCCAAAGTCATATTGCGCCATTAGGTGCTCCTCTCTCTGCCGAAGCCGATCGCCTGATAGTCGAATGTTCGACTGACCGCTGTTCCGGCGCTGTTGCGGAATGTAACATCGAACCCGGTCCGCGTCTTGCCCGAAATCGTGTAGTAATCGCCCGTTGCCATATCCTGCGCGGCAATCGTAACAGATCGTAGCTCCCGGAACCACGGGGAGAAGGCGACCGCGTAGGTCGATGCTCCAGAAACAAGGTCATTCCCATAGTCGACGCGATCCGGCATATCAATCACGGCCGTGAGCGCGCTGATCGTCGGCGAGATCGTCGTATAGTTGCTCGTCAGAACCGCGCGGAATTTCAGATGCCGCGCGGTGTAGTCACCGACCACAAATCGCCGCCACCCCTGATAGACAGGCGTTGCGCTGTCAACGATCGAGTAGTTCACTTGCAGTTCAACCGAGACCTCGTCGCCGGTGTCGTCTCCTGCGAGATCCGAAAGACCTGCGAGCGTGAGCCATCCGGCCATCGTTGAGAGCCCGCCTGTCGTTGAGACCACTGCGTCGACGATCACGCGCGAGGTGTAGACCTCGCTGAGGTCAGTCTCTCCGAACTCGTAGAGACCGACGCTTGGATAACCGGTCGCGGCCGTAAACCCGATGATCGGGACCGACGCGAGCGTCGTCCAGGTTGCCATGTAGTTTTGGCTGCTGAGTTGAATGATCGATCCATTGCGATCGACGTCGGTCTTCGTCCCTGTCCAGAGGGGCTCCTCGGTGATCGTCGAGACGACATTCTGCGCGGCCGGATCTTCAAGCGAGGCGTTTGTAAAGCTCGCGGCCACTGAGCGGTTGCCGAGGATGTCGAGCGCCTTGATTGCGTATGATCCCGAGCGGCTCGGCACGGTGAAAGAGCGCGCCTCCCGCGGAAGCGCGTCCGAGAGAACCGTCATTGAGATCCACGACGTATTATTCTGATCCGCAGAGTAGCGGATCTCGTAGCCTATCACGTCAACGGCGATCGACGGGTAAGTCCACTCAACGTAGGTATGATCCCCGATGGTGTTGAGCGAGAAAGTGTCGACCTGCGGAGGTTTGGCAGTCGCGCCGATGACCGTGTGGTTTGATATCTCGGCGAATGCGCTCGTCGTTGCCTCGTCCGGACCTATCGCGCGCACGCCGATGTCGTAGTTGATACCGCTCTCGACGGGGAAGATCTGGATGTAGGGGCTATCGACCGCGCTGTAGGGCATATAAGTAAACGGGTCGCTCGACCCTGATCTGCGAAAGCGCGCTTGGAAGAAGGCGGTCCGCGTGACAGTGCCGTCGTTCGTCTTGGCGGTCTTGCCTGGTTGAACGTACAGGAAAATTGACGGAACGACCGCGCCGCTCGATGTGACCTGCAGCGCGAGCTCGTCGGAGATGACCTGAGAGATGGTCGGGATCGGCGGGCCTATGAACGACGCGGAAACCGGCGCGGATAGCGCGGTCGTGTACGCCGGGATCGTGATCGCCGAGTTGTAGATCTCTGGCGAGTATGGAACGCAAGTAACCGCCGCGCCGAGATCGTCGAGGTATTCAATCCCAGCGATCAGAACCTGCAAGCTCTCAAGGTTCTGCTCTCCGAACTGATACAAGGCGCCGGCGACGATCTGGTTACCGTTGTTGACGACTATGGTGTTGCTGGTCACAGTCGTCGCGACTGCTGCCACTGTGCGGACGAGCGTTGCTCCGGTCGTCGGAATGCGGGTCCGCAGCGTGTAGACCTTGCCCGCCTCGCGTGTCACAGGCTCATCAAGAACGATCGTTGCAGCCGCACGGGATACGACGCGCCCAGACATCTGACCAATGCCAGGGACGTCATGCGTGAGCCTGCACAGGTCTCCGCGCATCGCGACGATATGCTCGACATCGATCTCGAAGGTGAATATCTCCGGTCGTAGGCGCGCCGCCGCGATATAGTGCCGACCAAGTTTATAGACGTTGTCCGGGTCGGTCTGCCCCGGAAGATCAATGACCTGAAAGGTCGTTGCGTTTTCGGCGTTGAATCCGTCGTCATAGATGACGCGCTCGTCCTCTCGATAGTCCGAAAACTTGTTGAAGAACCGGATCCGGAGCGCGTCCGGGATCTCGTTGTAGAGGATCCGACCGGCGAAGTTGCGGGTGTTGCGCGGGGTGAAGTGCTGGACGACGGTCGAGCGCGGCTGTTCAATGACGACTGTCCACTTGTCGTCGACGTAAGCTGGGCTGGCCTTGCCCGCGTTAGCGACGTCTTGCAGTAGATCACGGACCGAGAGTTGGAAGTCGATCACCTGGTCGAATGCAAGCCCGTTCGTCCCGCAGAAGGTAAACCAGGCGCCCAGCGCTGCATCGTTGATATTCGCGGCCGCGACCGGCTTCTTGTTCGGCGCGCCATTGAGGACGTAGCGGAAAATAGCGGCTGGGTTCGATGTCGCGCTGGTCGTCGCCGTCGTCCAAGCAGATCCGGTCCATGTCGGGATTTTCAACGAGACGAGCGCGTTGAGTTGATCGACGATCCCGTTGAGCTGATCGGTCGCCTTGATGCGGAATGCGCTTTTCGCAATCCCAGGGAGGAGAACTGGCTGCGTGCTGGTGTTGAATGATCGCAGGTCAGACCAGTCGGCGCGGTCGTAGATCCGGTCGTTCGTGAGGTTCTGCTCGGCGGCAAAGCGCCGGATCTGCACCTCGTATTGCCCCGATGTGAGCGCGGTCTGACGCTGCGAGACGCGCTTCACTTGAGCGGTGTCGTCGCTGTAGGTCTCGTCAAACCATGCGGTCCAAGATCCGGCGCCGACAAGCCGATATTCCCCGACAATGCGCGCCGATGCGTTGACCCGCTTCCCTTTGCTATTGCTCTCGAAGAGACCGGTCGCAAAGGTGATCGTGATCCCGATCTCGGTCGTGTTGAGCGCTGTCGTGCGAGAGACAAAGCTGGTCGTGAGCCGGATCGAGAGGTCATCCTGCGAGACGTCGCCTGGGTAGAGCCCGAGCGTCGAGGCGCTGCCATTGAAATCGTGCTCAACATCGACGTCGGTGAAGTCCTCAATCGGCGTGTTTCCGATCTTGATCTGAGAGACGTCGACCGGCCCATAGCCCCAGACCAGCACGAAGCGCAGGAATTGATCGTTCCCGACGATCTCGGTGTAGGGTGCCGCGCCGTAAGGCGGCACCATGCGATGCGTCCCGAGGACGACCGGCACGGTCTGGTAAGGCGCCAGACCGTTGCGCGCTGCGCTGATCGAATAGCTCGCGCTCTCGGCGCGGTTCTGCACCGGACGCGGCCCGAACAACGCAGAGGCGGCATAGGTGACCGCCATCGCGATTGCTGCACCCGCCACTGAGGCAGCAAAGCTACCAGCCACAAGAGCCGGGAAAAGCGCCGTTGTGATCGTCGGAGCGGCGGCCGTGGCAAGGATCGAGATGATCGAGACCGGATCCTGCGGGATGACACGCAGATAGACCGACGCGCCCGACTTTGGGCGAACCCTCGACCAGATCTTTGGATCGATGTAGTCTCCGCCAAGGAATGCGCTGATGTGATCGCGATCAAGCTCGTTGGGGACCATAGCCGCAATTAAATCCGCAAGCGTGCCCACCGCCGCGACCCGGACGATCAGGCGATCCCCTTGCGCAAATGGGTTCAGGACGAGCGTGACCTCGATGTATTCGGCGAGCGCGCTCTCGGTATATTGGGTGAGATCATTCAAGGCGATATGCTCCGATCACGCGCTGCAGGAAACGGTTGTCCCCATCATAGCGCGAAACGCACGAGCCGACGACCTCTTCCGCGTGGAGTACGAATCCGGGCTCGGTGATGACACCGCAATGCGTCGGCCTGCGCTTGCCGCGGTGCATTCCCCACATGTGCAGGACGTCTCCGGAGCGCGCCTCCTTGATCGGGACTGATACGCCGGTCGAGGCGAAGTCGGCCACGGTCTCCGCGCCGCCCTCGATCTGCGTCTCGATCTCGTTGTGACGCGGAAGCCTGATCCCGAAGACCTCGCTATAGACCATGCAGACAAGCCCCCAGCAGGACGCGCCCTCGCGGGTTGACCCGTTCCAAGCGAACGGGATGCCGACGTAGTTGTTCCACCAGTTAGAAGATGCCGGGGAACGTGGATGGCGAGAAGGTTGCACTTGGGAATGGCTCCGTGAGGAAGTTGTCGATCGTGAGGTCGATGTCCATTGCGCTTGCGTTATAGCCGACCGACGCGGCCACCAAGCCCGAAATGCTCTGCAGGATCACGGTCGGATCGCTCGCTTCGATGACCTTAAGCGAGAAGGAGACGCGCTCGCGCTGTCCGGCAAGCGTCCGCAGGATGTTGAGCTCGCTTGTGACGTGCGAGAGCGTGAGCCGTGCCCGCACTTGCAGTTCTGGATCGTCGGGCGGGAGAGTAACCGAGAACGGAAACGCGAGATAGGTGTTGGCGCCGGAGACGATGTTCTCGGTGTTGTTGACGAGGTAGAACGTCCCGATCCCGCTGTGCGAGATTTCGAGCAGCACCAAGAATACGTTGGTCGTCGTCTGCGAGTTGACGGCTGTGATGACCGATGTGGGGAGCGTGCGCGGCATTAGGGGAGCACCTCTAGCATGAGGTCCAGTCGCCACTGGACCGTCGTTGCAGTGTCTCCTCCCGCAACGCCAGAGCATGACGGCGCCTGCACAAAGCGCGCCGATACGGTCGAGAAGTCGATGGGGTCGATGAAGTCGAACTCGTCCGTCCCCTCTGACAGCGTCGTCTTGTAGAAGGTCTCGAAAGTTGCGCGCTCGGATCCGGTCAAGAGCATAGAGCCAGACAAGAAGCGAGATGTCGCGGTGAACCTCTTGCGCTGCTTGTAGGGTCCGGTCTCGGTCTGCGACCGGATGAAGCCCTGCTGCCGGGTGTCCTGCACGCCGACCTCGAAGTATTGCGGAAGTGAAACCGGCCAGACTGCCATCGCTTAACCCCTTTGCTGCAAGCGGTTGCCGAGCCCGAACGTCGTCCGGATGGCTCGGTAGGTCGGCCCGCCGGAGGTGATGTCCTGCGCTATGGCGCGCCCGATTTCGACGACGATGTTCCCGGCGCTGTCGGTTGAGGATGTCGCCTCCTGCCCGCTGTAGTTGTTGATCGTGATGTTCGGCGCGCTGTTGCCGTTCGCTGCGACCACGCCGAGCTTGCCGTCAGATCCCCGGGAGAGCGGCATGATCGCCTCCGGACCGGCTTCGCCCATGATCCCGGTCCCGTTGGCGAACGGGAAGATCGTCGGACCAGAGACGACCCCGCCCTTGGCAAACGGCACGAACCCGCTTGGGCCGAAGACGTTGCCGTCCTCGCTGCCAATAAAAGACTTGATCCCGGCGGTGATGGGTGCGGCGAACTGCTCCGCGAAGAGATCCTGAGCGACCTTGGCAAGGACGTTCGATGCGAAGCCGAGCAATGCATCCCCGAGCGACTTCGTGCCGTCCAGAACGGAGGCGAATGCGCTGTTGAGTTCGTTCTCGACGGTGTCTGCAATGCCCTCGACCAGTTTGGTGAATGGGTCGAACTTGGCGTTCAAGTCCTCAAGCGCACGAGTGTAGACCTCGCCGCTGATCGCCCCGGCGCGGTAGAGCGTCTCGACCTTTTCTTGCTCGGCTGCAAATCTCTCCGCCTCGGTGCGCGTGCTCTCGTAGAGACGCGCGGCCTCTTGCCCAATATCTTTCGCTGACGATGCGCCGCCCTTCATTGTCTCGTTAAATTTGGAGAGCGCCAGTTGCGCTTCAGCTGCGGCGACTTCGTTCTCAATATACGTCTCGCGTTGCCTATTCACAAACGCAGCCGCCCCGTCTGGCAATCCTTCTCCGCTAGGGGCTCTGGTCTCCGCAATGGCTCGCGCTGTCGCGATCGGATCTCCCGCGAACCTCAGTCGGATCTCGGACTCTGTGCGGGATGTTAGGCTCTGCGCCGCCATACTGATTGCATTCGATGCAGCCCGCCCCAGCTCGTCCGCGATCCGAGTCGCCTCGGTCGCCGCAGAACTAAGAGCACCCGGAAGATCCAAGCTTTTGAGGTCAAGCCCCGCGAGCGCCGCATCGAGCAAGGCGTTGTAAAGCGCGATGCCTTTCTCGGATGCCATATTAAGCCCGCCGGTCGCCTCGTCGATCGCCTTGGCGAGATCTAGCGTTGCCGCGACGCGCGCCTCGGTCGTGTCGGCAGCCTTGACGGCTGTCATCGTAATGACGAGATTAGCCGCTTCCTGCTCGGTGATCCCGAATGTCGATGCAAGTTTTTCCAGCCCAGTGCGGTACACGCTGAGTTGCGCAAACAAATCTTCGTTCGCTGCTTTACGGGCGTAGAGTGACGTGATCTCTGCATCAAGTGCGTCGAGATTTTCGCGGCTTAGAGTGGCCTCACCCGCTTCATATGCGGCTTCAGCTGTGGCGATTTCATCCCGCAGTGTTGCTTGATCTGCCAATGCCTTATTTAAGCTGATCGCGTTGTCGAGTGAGGTTGAAAAATCAAGATCTGCCAGCCCCGGAGCAACTGACAAAGCCCGGACAACCGCCCCGGAGGCTGCGCGGAATGCGCGGTCCGCTTCGATTTGGGCAATCTGCCTCTGGATATTTATGTGGTAAAAGTTTAATATAATATTTAATCATATTTTTAATATCACCTATTCTTTTGTAATATGCACATAATGCAATCATACATTGGTCATTGTCTTTTTCAGCACCCATTAAATAATATTTTATTGCTTGTTCGTGATCATTTTCTTTTCTATCATAATATAATCCTAATGCAAACATTGCTCTAGGATTACCTTTTTCAATTGCTAATAAATAATATTTTTTCATTTCATCATAATTATGTGCAATATCATCAAAAAAACAACCTAAACTATACATACATTCATCACAACCTTTTTCAATACCTAACGCTAAACATCCTGCCATTTTATCATATTCTTTAACTTGATATTTATAATATAATGCTAATTGATATATAGCATTATTATCTCCATTATCAAAAGCCATTTTATAATATGTTACCATAATATAACGAGAATCTAATGGTGAATACTTGTCATTTTTAATATCTTTATAATATGAT